CGCTGCATCAGCTACCGGCGACTATGGTGCTGCATCAGCTACCGGCTACCAAGGCGCTGCATCAGCTACCGGCGACCGAGGTGCTGCATCAGCTACCGGCTACCGAGGCGCTGCATCAGCTACCGGCTACCAAGGCGCTGCATCAGCTACCGGCGACTATGGTGCTGCATCAGCTACCGGCAAAGAAAGCATAGCCCTTGCTGCCGGAAAGGATTGCAAGGCAAAGGGAGCATTAGGATGCTGGATTGTGCTTACTGAACGTGGAGAATGGGACGGGAGCACTTATCCTATCATTTCAGTCAAAGCGTTCAAAGTAGACGGTAAGTCAATCAAAGAAGATACATTCTATACTTTAATAAATGGAGAAGCAGTGGAAATGAAATAGCAATTTCATTCCAGCCGCATCAAAGGTAGTGCTATTACCGTACTAAAAGCCGTGAGAGAAGCGAAGTGCGCACCGCTTCCCTTTAACCTTGTACGGGCGGTTTAAAAACACAATACAATGGAAAATGAACTTGAAGAACTGTACAAGGAGCTGAACGAAGTCAAAGCTTGTGATTTGGAATATCTTCCCAAATACGGCTATTCTTCAAAAGAAGAAATCATTCAGCTTATAGAGGAAGATATTGAGGAGTTGCGCGCAGAACTCGAATGTAATCAATATGATTATACACCTGACGAACTCGAAGACGAAAGGATGTTTCTTTGCGTTAGTCAAGGGCTATCAAGATATTGTTAAACTAAAAAAACATTTATAATGAGTACAATAACGACAATCCCGCAGCTTAAATCAATGCTTGCGAATGACAATGTGAAAGCACGTTTCAAAGAAATTCTCGGAAAGAAAGCGCCGGGATTTATCAGTTCGATAGTAGCGGTTGCCAATAGCAATACATTGCTTCAAAAGGCAGAACCACAGTCTATCATGAATGCCGCTGTGGTAGCAGCTACTTTAGATTTACCTATCAATCCCAATCTCGGATTTGCTTACGTTGTCCCTTACGGTAATCAAGCGCAATTTCAAATGGGCTGGAGAGGTTTTGTTCAACTTGCTATGCGTAGCGGTCAATATAAGACAATAAACGTAAATGAGATATATGAGGGGGAGATAAAGAAGTCGAACCGATTTACCGGAGAATATGAATTTGGAGAACGCTCTTCTGATAAGATAGTAGGCTATATGGCTTATTTCAGTCTCATCAACGGTTTTGAGAAGTTTCTCTATATGAGCAAGGAAGATTGCGAAAAACACGGAAGGAAGTTTTCACAAACGTATAAACGCGGCACAGGCATATGGTCTACCGACTTTGACTCTATGGCAAAGAAGACAGTTTTAAAAATGCTACTTTCTAAGTTTGGTATCTTAAGTATTGAAATGCAACGCGCCCAAACATTCGACCAGGCTATTATAAAAGATAACCTGACAGAAACCGACATAGACGAAGCCGAAGTGTCGTACAATGATAATCCCGACAATGAGGAAGCCAGACGCAATGCAATGAAAGAGGCTTTGCAGGAAGCAGAAGTTGTCGATGAAAATACAGGCGAATTATTTAATACTGAGACAAAATGATTGAACAGGGTAGTTTTGGATGGCTTCGCCAACGCCTGGGGAACTTTACGGGAAGTCGCATCGGGGACTTAATGACAAGCGGAAAGAAAGGGGAGCTGTTTGGGAAGACAGCCCTTTCATACATATATGAAGTCGCAGCAGAAAGAAACCTACTCCCTAAGTATATTGAAGATGATTATCTGTTTGAGATATACCAAAACCAGGTAAGCATCAACAACAAGTTTATAGAGTTCGGACACGAAAATGAAGATTTTGCCGCCGAACGTTACCAGCTTGTCACAAGATGCGAACTTGAAGAGTGCGAAAGTATACAGCACCCTACAATACCTTACTTCTCCGCTTCTCCCGACCGCATAGCGATTAAAGACGGCTTAAGAAAGGTGGTGGAAATAAAATGTCCAACTCCTAAAAAGTTCATGGAGTATATGAATGAGGTTAAGGATAACGATACGCTTAAATCAGTAAATCCTCTATACTTCTACCAAGTACAAGCGGAGATGTCCTGTACAGGATTGAGCAAAGCTGATTTTGTAGTTTTCTGCCCTTTCTTGAAACACAACATTCACATTGTAGAGATAACAAGGGACGATGCCGTAATCGCTGAATTTGAGAGACGGATAACCGAAGCAAACAAAATCATTAATCAAATACTGAATAGAAAATGAATTTAACCGGAAGCGTAAATTTGCTAAAGCTCGAAAAAGCGGGCATAGCAACAATCAAGAATAAGAAATGCGTTGTCATTCCGATAGAAGAAAACGACCTTTATGTAAGTATGGACGAGAACCTGAAAGCAAAAGCTGTCTATCTTAACGTTAATATTAATGAGCGTAGAGAGCCGAGCCAATACGGCAATACCCATTACTGCAAACAATACTTATCAAAGCAGTATAAGGATGCGAACAAGGCAGAAGCAGAAGCCAAGTCAAAGGTTTACCTGGGGGATTTCAAGCCTTATGAATTTGAGGGTTCCGGGAATGCCGCAGCTACGGTGGAAGCGCCAACCTTACAGACCGACGGGGAAGACGACCTCCCGTTCTGATGTGTAACCTATAAACATATAATATCATGCTATACGAATTTAAGCTAAAAGTAAACAAGGTTAACGAGAAAGGTGATGAAAAAGAAGTCACCGAACATTACATAACTGATGATGAACTTTTCGGTCATGTGGAATTGAAAGGCAATGAACTGTACAATGGCGATTGTGATGTTTTCGCAATCAGCCGAAGCAAGATACGTGAGATTGTCAACGAAAAGCAGGAAGATGAGTTCTTTTATAAGGTTACTCTTGTTGAGATTTTCGTAGACGACAACGGAAAAGAAAAGGAGAATAAATACTATGTTCTCCTTTCGGCAAAAGACATGGACGATGCCAACAAAAAGGCAGCGGAATACATGAAACAGGGGCTTCAAGATATGAAACTGGACGCTATTGCAAAGACAAAGATTTTAGACTTGATATAATTAACCGAAAGCCCTCTGCTCACGCAGAAGTCCCGTGAAAGGTTCGGGTTAAGTGATTTAATTTCAGCTAACAGTTAACTATCCCGGTGTGGCTTGACCGCCTATCCGGGAACTATTTGTTAACCTGCCTGTCCGGTCTGCGAAGATGGGGCGGGTGAACATGGGGCGTTTGGCTGGTGTGACTAATGTAATGCGCAGCATTGTAGAGGAGGGCAGTTCGATTCTGTCACGCCCCTCATAAATGTGAGCCACACATAAATGGCAAGGGTTAGTAAATAATGGTTGTGCCCCGGAGAATACGCTTCGGGACTTTAATAAAAAACAGCATGGAAACAAAAGAAATTACCAAGACTATTTACATTGCAAATGACGGGAAAGAGTTCTTAACGAAAGAAGATTGCGAAAAGCATGAAAGGTTTGTTGAAGAAATACTTTCACGTATTAAGTATTTCTGTATCAGATGTAATCCTGACTTAACAGAAACAGGAAATTTCTCTCATAAAATATATGTGGCTGTGTTTTCTAAACATTACCTATATAAAGATATTGCATTTCAATGGGCTTTAAAGAAGTTTGGTACTTACTTAGGGGAAAGCGTAATGGGATATGGCTTCCAACCCCATTTTAATGTAAGTGAAGTTTCTAAAGAAGAATATGAAGAATGCCCTGCTACTGTTTGGGGAGGCACTCCATTGAAGAGTGAGAAAATATTCCTTAGTCCTAAATCAGTAGAGGGATTTCCTGAAAACATTGACTACATGAAAGAATGGGGATTTAAATAATGCCATACTACATAAAACGAACAAAGGCCAAGAAGAAAGACAAGCCTTTACCTCTGTTTGATAAAGCAGGGGTAACAGTAAAGAAGAAGCCGGATTTAAAAGCGAAACTTGATAAAGAGTTCTCCCTTTTTATCCGGCTTCGTGATGCAATGCCAAACGGGTATTTTAGATGTATCTCGTGCGGGCAGATAAAGCCGTTTACACAAGCAGACTGCGGGCACTATTTCAGTCGTACACATTTGGCAACACGGTTTGATGAAAACAATTGCCATGCCGAATGCCGTGCGTGCAACCGTTTCCGTGCCGACCACCTTGAAGGCTACCGTGAGAATTTGATAGCCAAAATCGGGCAACAGAAATTTGACTTGCTGAAAGTGAAAGCTGCTGGTACTTCTAAGATGTCAGATTTTGAGTACGAGCAACTAATTAAGTATTACAAAGCACTCAATAAGAAGTTACGAAAGGAGAAAGGTTTATGAGTTATGTATTGCGAGATTACCAACAGAAAGCCTCTGATACTGCCGTTTCTTTCTTCAATAACAGGGCGAAGAAAACAAATGCCATTATGGTGCTACCTACGGGCAGCGGAAAGTCGCTTATTATAGCGGATATAGCTGCAAGGCTTGACGGTCATACCTTGGTGTTCCAGCCCTCGAAGGAAATACTCGAACAGAATTTCAAGAAACTCTGTTCATACGGTATTCTTGATTGCAGCATCTATTCAGCTTCATTCAACTCAAAGGAGATAAGCCGGATAACATTTGCCACCATAGGCAGCGTGAAGAACCATCCTGAACTGTTCATCCACTTCAAGAACATCATCGTGGACGAATGCCACTTTGTTAACCCTAAAGAGGGGATGTACAAAGATTTTTTTGATGCAGTGAAGTGTAAGGTTCTTGGACTGACAGCTACACCGTATCGTTTAAGTTCCAGCCGTGACTTTGGTTCTATGCTGAAATTCATCACTCGGACAAAACCTCATGTCTTTTCAGAGGTCATTTATCATGTACAGGTATCAACCCTATTAGATATGGGCTACTTGGCGAAGCTGAACTACTATCCGATGAATCCGACCGGATGGAATGAACTCAATTTGAAAGTAAATACCACTGGTGCCGACTATACAGATAGGTCAGTCCAAAGAGAATATGAACGGATAGACTTCTACGGTTATCTCGTTCATATCGTCCAAAGGCTGATGAATCCCAAAGCCGGAGGAAAACGGAAAGGTATTTTGGTATTTACCCGTTTTCTGAAAGAAGCGGAGCGGCTTACTTGGTCTATACCCGGAGCCGCAATCGTTTCGGGTGATACTCCAAAAGGTGAGCGCGAAAGGATACTTGAAGCATTTAAGGCTGGTGAAATTTCGGTAGTGGCGAATGTCGGGGTATTAACCACCGGTTTTGACTATCCGGAACTTGATACAGTTGTTATGGCACGTCCTACAATGTCACTTGCTATGTGGTATCAGATAGTCGGTCGTGCCATCCGCCCGCATCCTTCTAAAGAATGTGGATGGATAGTTGACCTCTGTGGTAACATCAACCGCTTCGGTGAGGTAGCAAACCTGCGCTTACACGACAGTGGTAACGGTAAATGGGCGGTCTATTCTAATGGCAAACAATTAACCAACGTAAGATTTTAAATTATGGTAAAGAAAAATGAAAAGCAGGTAATCCAACCGGATACATGTGCAAAGTGTAAGAGAGGAAGATTCATTTCTGTCTCTAAGGATAATCCCAGAGTGGTTTATTGTAATCTTTTTAATAAACATTTTGTTGCGGATAGTAAAAGAAACTGTATTCATGCGTATTAATATCAAAACAATATGGCTGGTAGACCTACCAAACAAGGGATAGATTATTTCCCTATGGATGTCGGTTTCTTTTCAGATGTTAAGATAAGGAAGATTTCGAGAGCATGCGGTTCCCAATCTGCTTCTATACTTATTTGCCTGCTGTGTAATATCTACAAAGATGAAGGGTATTACATTGTGTGGGATGAAGATTTGCCTTTTGTTATTGCTGACATAGTTGGGGTTTCCGAGGGCGCAGTAAAGGAAGTACTGATAAAAGCATTACAAGTCGGCTTTTTCGACAACACACTTTATGAGAAATATCATGTTCTAACCTCTTTTGGAATACAGAAACGATTTCTCCTTGCTACTTATAAACGAAAAGAAACAGAGCTAATTCCCGAATATATGATTAATGATGTCAATAATTCAATTAATGACGGAATTAATTCAATTAATGATGTCAATAATGAACAAAGTAAAGTAAAAGTAAAGAGAAAGAAAAGTATATCCCCCTCACCCCCTTTAAAAGGGGGAGGTAGGAAGAAAAGTGAACCTAAGGAAATTAATTCTAAAGCCCGCTTTCTTTTTGAGGAGTATTTCAGAAAGACTTTTTCTAATAGCTATTACTGGACTGCAAAAGATGCAGGTGCCATGTCTCAGTTATTGAATAAACTCAAATTTCAAAGGGAACAGAAACAGATGGATGTTTCGGATGATTCTTTGTTGTACGCCCTTCAGTATCTTCTTTCCTCAATTAAAGAGGGATGGATATTTGATAACTTCAGCGTAACTAATATCAATTCTAAGTTTAATGAAATTATATCTCAAGCGAGAAATGGAAGCAATCGGAAAACTGATACAGAACCGGACGAAAGCTCCGCCGGCATCCAATCAATCGTCTTCGGTAAATAAGGTTAATCAGAAGCAATGGAGTAGGGAACAGGCTGACATATATTGGCGTAATCAACTCGTTGCATCTATGCAAACAATCTCGCCAGTCTTTATGGTTGATGATAGTAATCGCCAATTATTGAAAGCCCTTTATCAATGGGTTTGGGGGATTCCCGGAGTATTGGATGTAAGCAAGGGATTATTATTACACGGCTCTATCGGAGTGGGCAAGTCCACTTTGCTGAAAGGGCTACAGAACTATGCGGCAAAAATTGCCCGTTATTGTATTGGCGGCGCGGATGCTGGATTGACCTTTCAGTTTACCAGTGCTGCCGAGATTGCCTTACAGTTTGCCGAGAAAGGCATTATCGGGTTGAGCCTGTACACAGATAGGTCATGTATGCACAATCTTGCCATTGACGAGGTAGGACGGGAGCCTATGGATGCCAAACACTTTGGTACGGGCATAAATGCCATTCAGACCGTTTTACAACTTCGTTATGAGCAGCGATATAATTTCTATACCCACATGACTACCAATCTTGACCCGGACAAGGAGTTCTCTCAACGGTATGGAGCCTATATAGCCGACCGGGTGAAAGAGATGTTTAATGTGATAAAAATCGAGGGGGAAAGCCGAAGATGAAAGATATAAAACTGATAGCGACTATTCTGTCAATCCTGACAGCGTATGCCGCTTTTTATTTTGTCTGCTATTGGATAGCGGACTATTGTTTAAGGACTTACTTGTAACTGATGAAAAAAGATACACGATTATGAAACCAAGAAAACAACTAATTGACGCCGCCGTAGCCAATGGTAGCATTGACAGAATGAACATGTTGCTATCCGCTGCACACCTGCTGAACTGTGAAGCCAACAGTTTGGTGGAAGAAGCGAGCGATTTAATGACTGAAAACGGTCTTCTGCTTGGAAACTTGAAGAAGCTGCACAACGACTTTGTTAGAGTTGCCGACAAGTATTTCAAAGAGTTTGCCACCCTCGTAACCACCGATACTGCCAAGATGGATATGTTCTCTGACCTTGACGGATTCGACAGTGCTTTCAGAGAATGGGCGAAAGTACCTAATGACTGGAAACCGAAGGAGGTGAAAAAATGAATACTGATAAATACAAGGTTGGTAATTCTAACTCAATATTTAGGACTCTTGGAGCAAGCAACCACACGGATAAGGACCGCCAAAATGAAGATTTCTATGCTACAGATCCGATAGCGGCAGAACTTCTGTTAAAAGAAGAAAAGTTCTCTCATAATATATGGGAATGCGCCTGTGGGCAGAAGCATTTGTCAGGCGTATTCGAGAAACACGGGTATAATGTCCGCAGTTCCGACCTGGTAGACCGATGCGGAAATGAGGTTTTCGACTTCCTTTCAATCGAGAACCAGTCTTGGAACGGTGATATAGTCACCAACCCGCCTTACAGGTATGCTCTTGAATTTGTGTACAAGGCTCTAAGCGTCATACCGGAAGGGAACAAGGTTGCCATGTTCCTGAAAGTTCAGTTCATGGAGGGTAAGGAACGCAAGGCGCTATTCACCCGTTTTCCTCCCAAAAACATCTATGTGTCGAGCAGCCGCATCCTTTGCGCAAAGAACGCTGAGTTTGAGAAAATGAGAGCTGGCGGCGGGAGCGCGGTGGCATACGCATGGTATGTATGGGAAAAAGGATTTAAAGGTAATACCATAGTTAAATGGATGAATTAATGGTAGCAAGTGAAATGAAACCTATTTATAACCTTATATCCCTCCTCATGGACTGGCTTTCGGTAGAGGTCGGAGTGGATGAAGAGTGGTTCTGAACAAAGACATCATGGTGCAAGATGTGTGTTTCGGAAGACAATCGGGAACGGAATAAAAGGAAGGAATGAAAACAGTTAAACTTTCTAATTTAAAAGTAGGCGACCTTTTCATCCATAAAGGAACGGTACACGAGATTATTACAAAGAGTAAGTGGACTTCCCAATGTAGGTATCTAAATGATAAATATCGCTTCGGTGGTTGGTGTCAATACTTGTATTGTGATTTTAGTAATTACACAAAAGTGGAAATTTAATATTAGCATGTGGTAAATATAAGAAAATTAAAAGTTATTGATTATGAAACAGACAGTAGAAGAAGCAGCCTGCACTCATTGGAGTGAAAGTACATATAATAAAGATGCAGAGCTTGCCTATGATGAAAGAGACTGTATAGCTATCAAGGCATTGGCAAAAGCGATTGTATTACGGGCTTTTAAGAAAGGTGCAGACTGGCAGGCAAGGCAATCTCCGTGGATAAGCGTTGAGGAACAGTTGCCAAAAGAGGGGCAAAAAGTTTTTGTTTTGGTGATGTGTTATGGCACACCATGTATTCGAGAAGAAAAGTTTTGTAGAAATAGCAATTTAGACAAAAAGGGAATGTGGATTCACGGAAACAGTATCGTGCTGGCATGGTTTCCCATCCCCTCTTTCGAGGGGATACTCGAAGCCAACAAGGATGTACTGGAACGGATTAAGGAGAAAGGAGACTGAATTATGGATAAACAAACCAACAATATTTGCTGTGAAAAATGCAAGCATTATCTCCATGTGGTAGATAGAGAGAACCGTTCTCGCGGATAT